CTAACGTGGATTGCTCCTCAACTAATGTTAAAAAACCATCATTCATATATAGAATATCCTCCAAAATAATTTGAGAGATTTCTCTCTTTTATAAGTAAATAAGTATATTTATTTTGTGATAAAAGTTTTCTCGATAATAATTTGATTACGGACAAATTTATCCTTAAACCCTTTATAATTATATACATTTTTTCGTTCATCTTTTACTCTCTTGTAGAAGTTGGTTCGTTGAGCACGCAGTGCGAGACGAAGCAATCTTCACAAGAACGAAGTGCGGAGTTCCGCGAAGCGGAACGACAACGAGTTTATATTAAGATAATTTTTATAAAATAATAAATCCCTACGGCAAAGGTAAAAAAATTTTACCTTCCAGAAGATTGCTCTTCTGGGTTATCAGCGGCCCTACGATAACTACGCTACCATCCCTCACTTAACTGGATTACTCCTGACCCGTAGTAGAGTTCTACGGATTGACGCCCTGACGATTGTCAATGAGCGAGCAGATTCTTGCGGCGGGTCTGCCTCCCTGTCTTAACGTAACGGCACACGGCATTTTTATAAAGGTCAATAATGCGGAGACCTATTATTTAGTTTTGTGGGGAACAAGTAATATATCCACCTTCATCAGAGGAGTTATCTAATTCTAAAGAAATTTTTGCTTCGCGAAAATTGGAATTAATTGAATTAGAAACTGCTTTTTCTATTGAAGCGGTGTCAATAGTAGAGACATTACCATTATTTAAAGTAATGGCTTAATCTGCTGTGCTTATAGTATAAGGCGGCTAAGTATTTACAGTAGTCCAACTAATTTCAGGACTATTTATATATATGCTGTCGGGAATGCCGCCAGTTTTAAACTTTATATGCTTACCAAGAAATTCAAACAATGCTTTTTGTTCTATTTCGTTCTCATAAAAAATTTCTACTTTTTTCTAACGAGAGTTAAATATAAAATCCATATGTTCTCCTTATTATATATTAAATTTTTAAAAAAGACAAATTTTAATTGTCCTCTTCAAATTTTTCATAAGTCTTTAAGAAAATATCGCGGCGACAGGGGTAAAGTTCGCCATCTACGCCTTGGATAATATAGTCGTCACCAGAGCATTTCATTGTGCCTTCTAATGTATCAATCTCAATTATCATATTTTCTTCTAATATAACACGAATATGATTATTCGTAAACCATTCGGGCCAAGCCTCTTCCGCAGGACAAAATGCTTCAACAGGGATAGGTTTCTTTATATATTTCATAGTTACTTTACCACCTTAGACAATAGACAATCATTAATATCAATGTCATTATCTCTAATAGAAATCAACTTCGGATGTCGCACGCTAATTGAGCCAGTTTTTGAATCTTTTGAAATCATCATGCCGTCAATCTTTACAGGGCACATATGCCATTCATCATAGTTATCCCGCAAGGCCGCCTTCATTTCTTCAGTAAGGCCAGAGCATTTACAAAGAACAACAGGATTGTGATTTTCATCATAAACTGCGCACTTAATTGCACCAGGCCAATTATAATAATATCCCTTAGAAATAGGAATAATCATACCGCCATCACAATACTTAAGATAATAGGAGCCAAGGAACTTTTCTCCTGTCTTATCATCCATCCAGTATTGCCACGTGGGAAGTTCTTTGCCAGTGTAGTTCTTTTCCGCAGGTTCTACACCATAAATAAAACAATCAATATGTTCCTTCAAAACTTGCTTTACCTTAATAGTCTGCCAGGCAGGAGTGCGGTTTTCGCAAGGCAACATACTTTTTTTATAAAGAACTACGCCTTCGCCGCCTTTTTCAAAGATAGTAGAAAGTTTATCCCAGAAAGTTTCAGGCTTGGCTTCATAATACTTTACATAACTAACAAGTTCGTGTCCAATTGCTTCGACTGCCTGCGGGAGATACTTAATGCGCTCAATAATGGGAGTAGAAAGAAGATTTTCACCATTATAGTAAAGGCAATCAAAGATGCGGAACTTTACAACATTATTACCCTTCTGTCGGGCAATTGCCTTATCGGTTAATGAGCGAAGCACGGCTCCTACATCTCGGTCTACTTTACCCTCAATATACGCTTCACCGATTAAAACGGTTGTATCTTCAAAAGCATTTGCAATAGCGTCTGCCCAAAAAACTTTATCTTGAATTTCACCAAATACACCGGTATTTCTTCCTCTACCGCGAGTTTGAAGAGCAAAACGGTCAGGAGTGATAACAGCACGAATCAGATTGCCATCTGTTTTAAGGCTATAAATATATTCACCCGTAGAAAGTGCCATATTTAATTTTTCCTGACGTTCGATATCAGTAAGACCAGAAGGCAGACTCCAATAGCGCATAGGCTCCATTTCAAATAATTCATCAACATCATTAATCTTAATCATAATTACTCCTTATATTTAAATATATAACCACCAGTAGTTTTTCTTTCTTTTTTTAGAACTTTGCAAATATTACCAGCGTGAATATTTAATTGTCTCGCCGCTTCACTAATTGAAAACCATTCCTATATAAAATTACCATTTTTATCATATTGTATTATGGGAGAATTTTTCTTATCACCGCTGTGGGCCTTTCTAGAATATTCTAACTGTTCAGGAGTAATTCCCAGTCTCTATAAAACACGGCTTACTGTATGTCTATCATAGGATAATATATCCGAAATCTAAGTAACACTATAGCCCTAATCCCATAGAGTTTTTATATTATTATCTTTTAATTGAAGTTTTTTCCCAATTGAAGCGTATCGACGTTCCTATATTTCAGCATCAGAATAAAGACTTTTAATTCTATTTTCAATAGTATGTCCCTATACATTTAATTGCCGTGCTATATCTGCTGAGCACAACCCACTCTCCCAAAGTTGAATAATAGTCTCATCAGAAATTTTGCAATTTCCTTCGCCACCGATAGTGCAATTATAACCATTATTATACGTATTATACTATTTAATATAATACTATTCTAACTCATTTAATTTGTCATTATCTGTTTCTATTAATATTGTATGCTAAAAAGAATCGGCGCCATATTTTCGTATGGCTTTATAAAGAGGAGTATCATTTCCAGTTTCCGCCTCTCTTTTATGCTGATTCCATCGTATAGTAAAGGGTCGCTTTGTCTATCCAATATAAGATCTTCCACTGGGGCTGGTTAGCATATAAATTAATCCCATATCATCACTTCCTTTACAATATTATAATTCAAAATATTATAAAAGTCAAATCTTAATCACCCTCAAAAAGTTTATCTTCTTTTTCTATCATTTTAATTATTTGTTTTTTTGTTTCTTCTAATTTACCATACTCATTAATTATATTATAATCAAAGTTCTTATAATCATTCATTTCTGACTCAGATTGATGACTACGTTGTTCAGTAGTCATATTATCAGTTAATTCATTATTGGGTCTGTCAATTAGAACCTGAACTATAATATGCGGAGCAAAACGAGTAGCAAGCACATCATATTCATTATAAAAACGCCAGTCAGGAATTATAGCATAATCAAAATCATCTTCAATTGCTAATAACAAATCTCCTACCGTGCGGCCCCAGAAAGTTGGGTCATTTTTACGCACAAGGTCGGTAGCAAAATGCTGGATTATTGTGCGGCCTTCGGGAGTTTTATAATCTTTTACGCCATAATATTTATCTAAACACCATCTTACATAATCTGCGAAGGCAATTACAATTACCCTTTTGCCGCGCTTTTCATATTCTTCTTTCATAATAGCGGCGCAAGTATCTTTACCGCTTTGCGCATGGGCATGTAATAAGTAAATTCTTTCAAGCATTCTCCCCTTTCTCCTTGATTATTTCTTGAAGTCGTTTTAAAAAGTTAATATATTCTTCTTCAGACATATGAATATGTTTATAAGTTTTATGTGAGCCAAGTCGCGTTTCGTCCATAAAATTGAAAATAAAATATCTATTTGCGGACGTTGCCATTATATTTTCAGTCAGGATGCCGCAAATAGGTTCGTTTTCAATTACATCCTTATAAACAGTTAATCCTTCACGCGGAGTAGTTTTCATCAAATCTTTTGCGGGAAGACGATAAAAATAAGCATCATAGTCAGGTTTTTCTACTTCAAAAATATCAATATCTTTAGAAAAATTAATCTCCATATTACCTCTTACTCATAGAAGCCGCGGCCGCCTGTGCCATCTTATCTACGAAATTATTATAATAATTATTTGCGTGTCCTTCTACTTTATGGAAGAAAAAAGACTTACGTTTAAAATAAGGAATAATTTGGCTCCACAAATCCATATTGGCAATTGGTTGCTTCTTGGCGTTTTTATAACCATTTTGTTCCCAATTAATATACCAACCTTGGTGATAGCAATTAATTACATAGGCACTATCACAATAGAAATGATATTCATAATCTTCATTCCAAAAAAATTCGCAAGCCTTTAAACCTTCAATCACTGCTTGTAATTCCATACGTTGGTTGGTAGTGTCTAATACTGTGCCGCTATCCTTACGAATAATATCACCATCGAATAAAACACAATAAGCCCAACCACCACTACGGTGGGCCGCATCATTACCCTTAGCGGCGCCATCAGTATAAATTTCATAATTAATAACTGATTTATTCATACTTTATTTAACCTCCACTTTTATTTATTATAACACAAAATTTTAAAAAAGTCAAAAAAATAAAGAGCCGCTATAAGCGGCTCGTATATTAAATCTTACCCTACTTTACCCATTCCCAATATTCAGCGCGGCTTTCGGACATAGCGATAATTTCATCATAATATTTTTGACTCCATCCATCTTTTCCAAGATTATGGATTTGGTCATAATAAAGTTTGGCTTCTAATTTCTATTCAATAGTAGCAAACTTTTGTTCTACCAAACGTGCGTGTAGTGTTTGTAGGCTTCCGAAAAGTTCAATCTAAAGACCATCTTTAATCTTAGTAATTTCTTCTCCAAGAGTAGTAATCTAACCGGAAAGAGTCGTCATAGCGGTTGTATTCTTTTTTAAGTCTTTTGAGATTTTAGACATTTGCGTTGCTACGCTTGTAAAAGTGGTATCAACCTATTCTTTCCATTGTGAAAAAGAAGCCAAGTTAAAGAGGCCGGTGAAAAAATCTTTAATGAATTTTAAAAATTTCATAACTTTGTCGCCCATTTTACTCACCTCCTCACCATTTAGGTTATTTTAGGTAAGTGAGTTTGGTAAAATTTTTCACGCTGCTTGTGCGCGTTTTATTAATTCATTTTTAAAAATTTCAGCATCTGAATATTTAGTAAAATAAAAATTTATATAAGGAAATTCATATTGAAACACTACTGTTCCATTATGGGCCGCGATAATATATTTTAAGAAATCTTCCGCTGAATAGTTAAATAACTTATAAATTTCCCAATTTGAATCATAAGGAAAATCAAACTTATCAAAATGCTTCAATAGGTAATCTGCCGTTGGGATAACATAATATTTATCTTGTTTTTCTTCAATCTTGAACATTTAGATGCTCCTTCATCAATTGAATTAATTGATTATAAAACATAAATTTTCGCGGCAAAGATGTCTCTATGGGCGCGGGGCCGCAATAATTATATTTAACTCGTTGCCCTAGTATTTGAGAAGCGGTTTGAGGTTTTTTCAATGAAGGGGCACTAACTTCTCCATCAGATTTTTCTGTATTTTCTGTAATAATTCTCTTAATAATTGCGGCACTAAGTCCTGTTTCTCTTGAAACCGCGGCATAACTATTAGTTTCCTTATAACGAGTTAGAATTGTCTTGAGTAATGCGGCATCAGGTATAAACTTTTTTGGCATTTATATCACTCCTTTATATAAAGTATAACATAAAAATTAAAAAAAGTCAAAAAAAAGAAGGCTTACGCCTTCTTAGAATCTTTTAAGATTAGATTTAGAATAATACCTACAACCATAGCAAGTGCAATGCCGCTTAAATTAAATGAACCATATGTAATACCAAAACCACTTACGCCACAAGCCAACATAGTTGCGAAAATAGCGACGTTTTTATTATTAGAGAAGTCAATTTTATTATCAATAATCGTTCTTAATCCCGCCATAGCAATCATACCATAGGCCACCATAGATACTCCTGCGAAAACGCAGTTAGGCAAACTGGTAATAAACTGATTAAAAGGACCGAAGATACCAAGTAAAATAAGAGCACAGGCGGTAGTAAAAGTAACATAAACACTGGCAACTTTACTTACAACAATCGTGGAAGTATATTCAGAATAAGTTGTATTAGGTTGAGCGCCAATTAAAGTGCCAATAAAAGAGCCAACGCCATCACCAAGTAGAGTGCGATGCAAACCTGGGTCTTCGAGTAATTTCCGCTCTGATGCGGCGGAGGCAGTCATCATATCGCCAATATGTTCCGTCATAGCGGCAAGGCTTACAAGACCGAACAGCATAATAATTTGCGGCAAAGTGCTCCAATCAAACGCGGCAAAATTTAGATGTAGGAAAGCAAAATCTGGCATAGCAATAATACGATTGAAGTCCAGGGCCGCGATATTAACAAGAGGAGCAACACCGGTAATTGTTAAAATTAGTGATAAACCATAGCCGGCAAGTAGGCCAATTAGGAAAGGTAGTGTCTTAACCATACCTTTACCATAGTGCATACAAAGAACAATTACCAACATTGTAAAAATTGCGGCAGCACAACCGACAAGAGAATAAGAACCAGCAACCTGTGCATAAGTAGGAATAAAACCAGCAAGAGTAGCGCCAATTACGATAATAGTTGTGCCGCTAATAACAGGGGGAATTAACTTTGTAAGCCAAGCAATTCCAAACTTTTTAATCAAGAACGCGGCAACGCTATAAATAATCATAATGGTTAGGCCGCCAAGCACAACGCCAAGTAGGTTGGTTTCTACTGCGTTAGATAAAGCAATTGCACCCAAAACCGCACTTACGGTAGCACCTGAATTGGAAATAACAATAGGGGCTCTAAACTTAGTAATACATAGGAAAACTAAAGTAGAAATACCCGCGGCCACCATACCTGCGGCAATATTAGTGCCGCAGATAGTGGAAATTAGAACCGTAGCAGTTAGAACTGCGAAGGTGAATTGAATTGTATACATAATCCATTCACGAGCGGTTGCGGGTTTTTGGTTGATGGGATAAATTAGATTACTCATTAGTAGTGCCCTCCTTATAGAGTTTCTTTAGTTCTTCAAGGACACTATCAAAGTTTTCGTGAAGTTTGTGGTCTGTGGTGCAATCTAAAATCATACCATATAGAAGCTGATTGATGCTAAAACTACGACGCCAGTCCTTTTCATTTAGATGGTTAGTACGAATATCAAAGTAATGGGCGAAGATATTTTTATTGGCAATACGATAGATTTCGTTGAATAAAGCAATACATCCCTCAGAGCGAATTAACTGTGATTTTTCAAAATCCTCTAGCGAGCCAACTTTACTCAATACTTCCATTAGCCTATCTGCCATATACTTCCAACCATATAAGCAACCTAATTCGCACATCGTACCAATGGCGGACTGTTCGGTACACATTACTGCGAAGTCGCTATTCCAAAGACGCTCAATATCTGCCGCCGTAATTTTTTCAGCAAGGCAGTTATTCTGTTCTTCAGTCATATTGGATTTATCGTTGATAGACTTATTTTGTGCGGGACTATAATACTGAACCTTTAGCCCCGCCGCATCCATCTTATCACATTCTTCCTGGCGGGCAAGTTGACTGCCGTGGGTCATAATATCGCCACCGACATAACCTAAGGGAAGGGTTTTGTTTGTCATTTGACTTTTACTCCTTTTTTCTTTTATTGTATAATAAAATTTGGAAAAAGTCAAATTTATTTTCCCGCGACTGAACCTAAAATAGCTGGTATATCCAACATTACAGAAATAGCGGTGTCGGAAGCAATTAAATCTGCCACAATTTTCCATTGTCCTGCTGGATCGTTCTAAAAATTAGGAGTCTTAACATATTGAGTATATAACTACGAGGCCGTATAAGAAGTGCTAGGAGTAATTGATGCTTTTATATAATTATTCTACGCTCCTTCTGAAGTCAGTAAGGTTTCTTTAATTTCTTCTAACTAATTTATTGTTTTTTGTAATAAGTTATAAGAAGGTAGAATCATTGTATCTATATGATGGAAATATAAATTACGTTCATCTAATGTTTCTAAATCTACAATAAAACTTTCTGGATTAAATGCTAAAGTATAGATTTCAGAAATTAATAAAGCTTTAATAAAATTATCAACTTCAATTTTATTTAAATCTCCTGCTAATTTAGATACAGAAGACATATTGAGGATGGTAAAAATTAATTCTTCAAAATTGTCATTATTTGGGTTTTTGCCTAACTTACCTAAATTATCGCCCTGTAATAAATTAATTAATGAATATAAAGTGCCGCCTTCCATTTTAACATTAGCTAGACCGCCCGCTCCATTATACGTTTCATTAAAGATTAATTTGTCTGAAAATTTTAAATTATATTTTTTATTTCCATTTTTAGGGTCTTCATTCATTATAGTAATAATATCGTCTATTTTATTAGATACATGAGTAGTTACTGTATCAAGGGCCAAATAATCAATTTCTTTCTCTAATTTTAAAGTACCTTGAATTATTTGATCATATCTTTCTCTTGAAATTCGAGTTAAAGCTTCTTGATCTTTAAATTTAACCTCGCATCTTATTTGCGAAGATACACGGTCAGTAACAGCACCAGTTTGTATAGCAGAAATAACAATATTTTCTAAATCATTATGCGTTAAAATAGGAACACTTAAGGAGGCTGTATATTCAACGGCCTCGAAACCTTTTGCTTTTCTTGGAACTGTAAAAGTAAAATTCTAGGGACTTGATAATTCAGCTGATGAATCAATATTCGCCTGTAAATAATCTATTAGGGCTTCTCGTAATTCATCAGATTCTACGTCATAGACTTCTGCTAAATCTTTAGATAACTTTTGCAAATTTGTATTTAGGTCTTTTCCTATTTTTTGCGGCAACTCATCCTTTGCAATACGCTTATAATCCTCACGAACGTTATTATAATCTTTAATTAATGTAGCATATTGTTTGCGTAGATTATCATTAGATAATGTTCCGGATTTCATGAATAATTTACTAAAACTATTCGCATTATTTTCATCTTCAAATAAGGTTAGCATCTATTTTTGGATACCTCTTTGTTTATCATTGTTAATTTTTATTTTAGAAATAACGTCCTATAAAGTAGATGGATTTAAGTTGTTTACATTGACTTTTTTTAAGGCTGTATTTATATATTCTATAACTTGATTATATTGAACTTTATAATCATTCATCTCTTTTAATGTCGCTTTTCTCTTTTTTATATCTTCAGTAAACATTTCTTCATAAGTTTGTGCAATTCCTTTAATATTGCCATTTTCATCTACAGTAATATTTCTATTATGTAAAATATCATTAAGTAGCTATGCTCCCTTGCCATTTTTCATTCCCTAAATTTCTTCATAAATATTTCGCTAATTATTAATAATTCGCTATAGCTTAGAAATCACGCCATCAATTATTCTTTGAAATCTACTTATATTATAATTTTCTAGTATCCCAGATTCAGAATTATTTAAAAGTTGACCTGATTGGGCTTGAATGTCGCTGCCTTTTAAAATAACACTATAGGGATACCCATAAATATTCTATGAATATGGAACCATCTTTTTCACCTACCTATAAAAATAAGCGGATAGATTCCTCTATCCGCTAAAATTTTACCAAACAACATATTTTTAATATTTATACTAGCATTAAAGTTCTTCCCAATTATTAAGTTCCTTTCGCCAGTAATTGCGAATAGCACGAGAGGTTTGCCGTTTAGCAATTTTCTCCTGTTCCCCGCCATAATAATGTGTCCAGTATTGGAGGCAACAAGGCATCATATTCCCGCCTGAACGATAATTTAGTTCTTCTTCAGTAAGATTTGCTAAATATTCTTCATAGGATAATCCCTTGTGCCGCCAGGAGTTCTTTAAGAAGCGGTCCTTTAGGCGGCGTTTGTGCTCGCGCATACGGTGATAACGGGAAACTTTTCGTCCATTCTCGTACATAGAATCACTCCTTAAGTATTAAATTAAAAAATTAAACCGGCTGTTACGGTCCGCCCAGTAGGGTCGACAGGCTTGAATTTCACAAAATGGAGCAAGTAGCGGAATTCGAATCCGCGATACCTCCTTGGCAAGGAGGGGTATTACCACTATACTATACCTGCATGGAGCCAGCGATGGGAATCGAACCCACGTAGCCTGCTTGGAAGGCAGGAGCTTTGCCATTAAGCTACGCCGGCAAGTTGGCAGGGGATGATGGATTTGAACCAGGGACCTCAGTCTTATCAGGACTGCGTTCTAAACCTACTGAACTAATGCCCGTTAAAATGGTAGGGAGTAAGGGACTTGAACCCTTATGCTTTGCGGCACTAGATCCTGAGTCTAGCGTGTCTGCCAATTCCACCAACTCCCCATAATGGTGCGAAGTGACGGGCTCGAACCGCCGACACCCTGCTTGTAGGGCAGGTGCTCTCCCAACTGAGCTAACCTCGCATAAAAACCTATCTACACCCTGAACTTAATCAGGCTCAAACATTCCCGCCTCACACGTCCTCGATAGGTTTAGTTTGGTAAGCACCAAATCTAAAAGAACTGTTCTAAATTAGGAAGCCGCGGACCTCCATATAAACCTACAGTTCTATAAGGTTTGCACGATTCTTGTCCAAAACTAAGACGAAGGAATTATCCCGCATCTATACAAACTGGGGCAAGAAAGTTTTCATACAAGGGCATTGTTATCCCTTTGGCAGCCGAGGCTGGGCTCGAACCAGCGAATGCGGGAGTCATGGCCGTAAAGGTTGGATTCGAACCAACACCGTCCCCTGCGCGCTAACCGGAAACATTGCTACCAATTACACTACTTTACGAAGTCCCGTGCCTTTCCACTTGGCTACTCGGCTATAAAACGGCGGCAAAGCCGCTTAACCAATATATTTGCTAATTACTTTGCCGCACTTAGAGCATTTATAGGTTGCCAGAAAATAGGGAGGTTGAGTTTTAAAATTACGAATGGTATGAGTTTCTTGATGTACATAATCGTGAATACAAAAATGCGCTCTTAACCATTTCCATAATTTTTCCATTGAAATCACTCCTTAGAATATTTTCTAATCAGCCTTTCAATTTTATGAATAATATGAATATTTTCCGCGGGATTGCGGTCATTAAGAAGATTCTTTCGAGCGGTGAGAAGAGCAACCTTGGTTTCATTGGTCATATTATTGTACTTCCTTTCATTAATTTTAAATGGTGGAGCCACGGGAATTCGAATCCCGAAAAATTGCTTGCAGGGCAATTATGTTACCATTACATCATGACCCCATATAAAAGGAGTTTATACGGCTATCTCCGCACCGCGTAGAAATTTATTCTACGATAGACTTTCGAAAGACCACCTTTAGCTAACAGGTGCTTCAACGGCCTTCGCCGCATACAGCGATTTATTTATTTTATTCGCCGCGAATCCTGCACACGCGGCTCCGACGGGTAGCTATTTCCGTCTAAAGTGGGGCATCCTCTTCCCACCATAGGCTACTAAGAATGCGGATTCCTTTTGCCATTTTGCCATAATCTATGTTTGTCACGACGTTTCCGCAAACGCCTGGCTGAGGACTAACCAAAGATAAAGTATATTTAACCGCCGAGGACTTGAACCTCGCACTCTCCATGGTGGCCATCCTGCGCGTCTACTTATCTTCTAAAGTCGGTTTCTTCCTTAGCGGATTACGTCCGCAAGTCGGTGAGTGGAAAGGTCAAGTAGCGACCTTAACCTTTCCATATAGGATACGCCTAGACGTATCCAGGAACCTTTTCTACGCTAGTAGATAGGCAATTACAACAAATGTGCTATTACGCCAAAAGATTACTCACATTTTCCCACAAGCACTTCATAGCCATATGCCACTGTGATTCAGCCCGACATTACACTACTTTATTTGCACTTATGGTGCTTGACCTACTCCTTAGAGGATTGCTGCTTCTAAGCATACCTTTTTGTTGTAATTATTATTGGGTGCGAGAGGCAGGACTCGAACCTGCGACCTTTAGCTTATGGGGCTAACGAGCTACCAACTGCTCCACTCCGCATCATAAAAGGTAAGGAAGTAATAGAACAAAGCCCAAGGAGGTGCGTGTAGCGTGAGGTGAGAGCATTTGATTAAGTTCCTTACCTTATGTATATATTATATTATAAAATTTGAAAAATGTCAAATTTTAATTGGTCGGGGAGGTGAGATTTGAACTCACGACCCTTCGCTCCAGGAAAATCTTAGATTGCCTTTAAAACCTCCTCAATTTTATATTCACTAGCGATATGAATTCCCTGTTTCTGATTCGTTTCAGGATATTCATACCGCCATCTAAAGCCAATTCCCGTTGCTTCTTCAATGGAGACTAAATATCCTTGACCTTCAAACCAAGTGTAAAAATAATCAATATCATCTTTAGAATATTTATGACGAGTAGTCGTTTTTGTATTAGTGGTTTGACTGCAAGTATTAATTTGAAACGCAACATGCTCTTGTTTTGTATCATTAGCCCAAGAAGCAGTTTTACATTGTATGCGTTTAAATTTTCCTTGCCCTAAATCGACAACTATATCATATTTAGAACTTTCATCTACTGGTTTTAAACACCGATAACCCAAATTAGTTAAATCTAAGATACAGTGTAATTCAGTAATAGTTCCTTTTTGTTGAGTATTATCTAACATTTTATATCAGCAAAAATCTCTTTCCCCAAAGCGAATGCGCTAGCCAAACTGCGCTACACCCCGAAGTAAGGGTTATTTGGTTGCGGCCAAATAACCACCAAGAAAATTACCAATAACAGTTAAAGACCAATAGAAATATTTTAACGGGCTCATGCTTCCGAAAACATAGAACCAATCAGCAACACAATGATTAAAACCAGCAAGAATAAAAGCCATTACACATAAACTACTTAACCATAAAGGACTTTCTTTTTTTGTTGCAATTGTCATCAAAATACCGCAACACATACTAGAAGCAATATAATGATACCAAGGATAAGACCATTTTACAGCAGTAATAGCAAAATATTTATCTGCGGCCGCGTGAAAATCAAGGAAGAAAAATAAAGAGAAGAAAAGCGTAACGCCGCTAATATTGCCAAATAAGCCAATTCCTAATTCTTTTAAAGAAGTAGAATGGTCTTTTAGATTTTGAATTTGGCCTGTATATAGATAAAATTTACTTATTCGTATATACAAAAGTCCTATTGAAAAGAATAACGCCGCTAAAATTTGATTCTCAACACAGCAAGAAAGAAGAGCGGCAAAGCCTAACATACATCCCGCGGACAATGCTTGCGAATACATATTTATTCACTCTCCATTATGATAAAAATGAATATATATTCCTTTGCCGCGGTCATTCCATAAACTCTGTAAAGGATTCGTCTCCATCTTCGCCAAACCATTCATCAATACTCTTTTCAGCATAACCAAGAGCATAGGCAAATTTGCGACACATAGAGAGGAAAGTTTCAATAGTTACACCTACAGGGGGAACAGTGAAGTTCAGGGAAGTAAGAACATCATTTTCATTAGAATGAGTAAAAGTATAGGTTTCAAACTTAGTTTCCTTTTCCATAAAATTAATTCCTTTCTTTTATTTAAATTGGTGGGCAGAGATGGAGTCGAACCACCCGAGTCATTGACAGCAAGTTTACAGCCTGCCCCGCTACCACTTACGGTATATCTACCCATATTAAGTTGGAGAGAACAGGCGTAAAAACTCTCCGGGCGCTACTCTACCGGTCAGGCTTAGAGATACCTTATGCCGGATACCCTTGCGTCTCACTTCTCTATTTACCACAGCGCGTGTTTTTAGAAGGGTTAGCTTAATCCCCTGGAGCTCCAAGCCAGAATCGGACTGGCGACATCGCACTTACCAAGCGCGCCCTCTACCAACTGAGGTATTGGAGCAAAATCTGCGGCCCCGTAGGATACCGCAGTAAGAACTGGTATAGTATGTTTTTACCTTTTAAACTAACCGCCAGCTATTGACGGTGCCGGGTTTGAACCGACGTATACTATTGGTGATGTATATAGGACTTGAACCTATGACCTCAACTCTTAACGACCAGCGCTCTACCTTCTGAGCTAATACATCATATGGCAGTGCCGACGGGACTCGGACCCGCGATCTCCAGTGTGACAGACTGGCGAGAACTCCAACTTCTCTACGGCACTATATACGCCCTACGGTATAGGCTGGGCCGCCTCTAATCTTTGTACCGCTCAAGAGTTAATTATTAGTAAATTGCAACTTACTATAACTGTAGGTTGCTGACCCAACCGCTCATAAAGTCAGCACTCCATACCTCTAAGTCAGGCTATGGGAATTGCCTATAACTTTACCCATATGAAGTATCCCATTATTACAGCTTAGTGCTCGATTTTTAATCCCTACAGTTTGCGACCACTCGCGTCCCACCAGTCTGTTGACCTTTTTGGTTATTACAAGTCTCACCTGCCAAAGCCTTGTCCGTCGCATTTGCGTAATAGGTGTGGCCGCACCTTTTACGACTACAGAATGGGTTGATTAGTCCCTTTGTTCGCTTTCTGCTAGAAGCGTCACTACTTCGTTTCGCCCAATTGTGATTTTTGCGTTCCTTTTTATTACAAGGTGAAATAACCTTTGGCGGAAAGAGTGGGACTCGAACCCACGCGCCAGGCAAGCTGACCTACAAGTTTAGCAAACTCGCCCCTTCACCAACTTGGGTATCTCTCCAAAAAGCTTTCTTCTTTGCTAGCGCAGGCATCAGCTGATTCCTACATGTCTTTTGGTGACTATCCCCTAACCACAGACTTACATGTGGGTTAGCCCAACGCATACATCGGCACCTTCGAGTTTTCACGGAACTCAGTGGGGAGTTGTATGATACCTTCTCTAAAACGTTGCTTACCTATTGAAGCAATAAGTCATATGGTTATTAAGGAACTCCATAAAACCTTTGGTGCCTAGCGTTAGATTCGAACTAACTACCTGCGGGATATGAGTCCGCTGCTCATCCTTATGAGCTTCCTAGGCATATATTGGCCTCCCGTGCAGGACTTGAACCCACATACTATGGTCCGTAGCCATATGTTTTATCCAGTTAGACTAACGGGAGATAATGGAGCTTCCTATTGGAGTCGAACCAATGAATCACGGATTTGCAATCCGCCGCCTTACCATCTTGGCAAAGGAAGCATAATGGGAGCAGGGGTAGGATTCGAACCTACGATCTCCAAGTTATGAACATGGCGAGATGACCTCTTCTCTACTCTGCTATGAATGGTATGGGTAGTAGGAATCGAACCCACGTTATGGAGGTAGAAGCTCCATGCCCTATCCGCTGGACGATACCCACACAATGAATGCCGCTAATTTGGAAACGGTTGGATTCGAACCAACTCCTCAATTTTTGCAGAATCGTCTAAAGAAAGATTGCTGACCGGTCCGCGGCCTATACCGACTTGTTTAAGTGCTACCGTTACACCACGTTTCCATAAAAGTGTTTTTCCTTCGGCATTTAAGCCTACCCAAGTTGTGGTTCTACACTAAAACCCCCTTAGAGTTCCATAATTCACCGCGGCTTGGGACGGGGAATTATTTCATTACTCAACATAACCTCAAGTGTTATGTTTTGCTAGACACATATTTAACAGGTTGGACTCGAACCAACGACCTTCAGATTATCAATCTAATGCTCTTACCATCTGAGCTACCGGCCCAATTGGACTACTGTTTTGCTGTATGTGCCTAAAAAGTTGAAAGGCTAACGGTCTCTTTCGACGGTTGGAATCATCTTGTACCCCTTTCTGCGTGAGCGATTTTATGGGTGGTTCGCCTAAACCGTATCGCTACGTTCCAACGCACGATGGAGCCGAATAAGAGACTTGAACTCTTAACCTATCGCTTACAAGGCGATTGCTCTGCCAATTGAGCTAATTCGGCATAAAAACTAGGCGGCTTTCAAGTTATATCAGTTCTACAATAACAGATGCTTGAAAAATTGCTGTGGCCGCCTTAAAATTGGCACCTGAGGTGGGACTCGAACCCGACATTACGGGCTTGAAAGGCCCGCGAACTTACCTTTATTCGACTCAGGCAAATGATCCGGCGTCTCGTCCCGGGATGATGGTGATTTTCACATCACTCATAACGCTAATGTCCGCTTCTTCCCATACTTAGCCGCATTAGGAGCCTTGTATCGGTAAGGGCCAAGCCCGCTGTACAGCTGAGAGTTTTGCTTCGCTTCTTTATATACCCTTTTCCGCTAGCCACATATCCGTCATTTGTCGTTCTGGCCGGTGGTAGTTTAAACTCTCAAAATCCGTGTTAAGGGTTAGTATCATTAGATGATACAAGTGGCGGGTATAGAGGGACTCGAACCCCCGACATATAGATTAACAGTCTACCGTTCTACCAACTGGACTATATACCCATATTTGAGGGAGTTATCTCCCTCAACCTTGTATAAATATTATATACTATTTTTTTAAAATTGTCAAATTTTAAACTCTGTATTTATCAATGCTTGACGGGAAAGCACCATCATTACTTTCATTAACTAAAAACATTTCATCATTATAATCGCTCGCGGCATAAATTATACCGTGAATTGAGCGTGCATTGACACGTAGAGAGCCATCGAAATTTTCAAGAGTATAACAATTAGTGAAATTATCTTTATTAAGTTCATTTACGAAATTGTTAATATCGGCTAAGGTAGTTAATTGGATATGGGCACGAATATGATTATTCATACAATACTCCTTTCTTTCATCTTACATATATTATAAAGTTATTTTTGAGAAAAGTCAAATTTATATTTGGCTCTAATTGGTATTAAAAAGTTTTTATACAAATTAGCTAAATCTGTATTAGGCATATCTTTTAATAACCAATATTTTAAATGCGGTTTCCATAAATGATAACCATAGACTTCAGTATGTATATTTTCATCAAAAGGAAGATAATAGATATTATCTTTTATTCTATAATCTTCATTGTCTTTAACCTAAAACCACATACTTTCAAAAACTGCGCCATCATTGTGCCCCATTTTAAATACTAGGCCTCGATAAAAATTTATATTATGATTACGAGGGCAAAAAACAAAAACACTACAATTACTACTAATTTCATCGCGCTCGTCTTTTTGAATAGTAGAAGAGCCATCTTTTTTATTAAATAAAAAATCTATATTTTTTACCAAAAATCCATCTGCGTCGATAAAGACGAGTTTATCATAATGTTTCAAAGAAAATACTTCTAATTTCGCGCCGGTATTTAAAAGATTTGGCAAATTAGGATAATCTTTTTGTAGAAGATGTTCTAAACCTTCTGGAAAACGTAATGGTGCTATTGGCTCTACTATACAATTTTCTGCTAGCAGAGCCGCAATAATGCGTTCATTTTTTATTACAGAAGGAGTACAGGCAACTATTAAGGGATATTTAGATTGCACTGCTTTTAGGCTGGCATTCAGAATTAAAACCGCTTCTATATAATTTTCAGAAGATAATAAGGTTACAAAGCCCTATTTAATTTTTAAGTCCCTCATGCGTATTTTCCTCCAATTCTTGTAAGAATTTAAGAACATCAAAACTTACAAGAGATTGTAGCATTGGGTCATCTTCATCGGAGAGGAAAGAAAGTAGCACTTTATAGTAATAATCTCTAAATAAAGATGGGTTTTTTATCCCATATTCTCTAAAAATTTTTGAATAATAATATTTGCAACCCATATAAGCCTCATCTTTAAATTGCGGCCTTACATATAAAGTTTGTAAATAGAACATATATAAATATATCATTGTTGTATATATTTCTTCTATAATTATACGCTCTAATACATTATTTTCTTTTGCTATATTAATCGCGTGTAAACTGTTCAAAGCCAATCCTAAATGTTGTTTTCTATAATAGAATTCACAGTCATTCGCACGAACAATAGAAGGACCGCTCCATTTCCATACAACTGCCGCATCTTCATTAGAATACAATGCTGTTTCAGGATATAAAGATTTTAATATCATACGACACGCAAGATTAAAGCCGATGTCTTCGTTTGCATACGGGGATAATTGAGAAAAAGTAATATTATGTTTATTTATAAACTCCCTATTATAAATTTTACCATGAATGCGATTATGATAAGAATTAACCATATCCAAACTTCCATCGCTATTCTCTTCTATATGAGCCCAAGAAAACATCATTGCTTGAGGATGCTTTTCTATTGCTTCTAACATCGTAGGCAATATTAAAGGAGAATAAAATGTATCGCCGCAATCAATAAAAGAAAAATATGGGTTATTAGTCTCTCGTATGCCTTGCTGTCTTGCCACACCAGGACCCATATTTTCACTTAATTTTAGAATACGAATAGGGAAAAGTTTTTGGAATAGCGGAATCACTTCATCATAGTTAATATCTGAGGCATCATCTACAATAGTCACGTAAACTTTTTGCTTAGTTTCCGCACCAATAGATAACAAAGTTCTATACAACCCTTCCAAATTATTATATACCGGTATAATTAAATCCAACATCTGTCTGCTTTACTCCTTTATCGCCATGGTATTTATTTCTAGAATACCAATCATTAACCATCTTTTGACCATAAGCACTTAAACAAGATACATTATCAGGCAAATCATCAGGGAAAATATTGTAAGCATACTTATTAGAGCGAGTTCCATCAGCTTTCCAACTAACTAATTCCTAATAAATAATCATTTGGCGCGCCATTTTCAAGAGATACATATTAATTTCTTCTATATTATCATTCTCTAATTGTTCTAGAGTAATATTTTGTACTGGAGTTCGCCCATAAGGGAACATTTTCATACCGTTTATCCATTGCATAGCGGCGAAACCTCCCACTCTTCAAAAAGGTCTAATAATTTCTTAATACGCGGATATTCTAATTCCTGCGGTGCAATAGTTTTGTAATAATCAAATACTCCCATATCCTTATACTTTTGTAAAAGAAAACTATATTTCTTTTTAAAGAAGTTACAAATATTCGGAACAGGAATAAATGGATCGCCCATATTTTCATATTGGCTACCATAGCACCCTTTAAGGCAATAATGATTAAATAAACAAGTATCGCAACCAAAACTAGCAAGATTAAAGTTGCTCATTAAGATTTTAACTGCCATTTGAGGATTATTTGCTTCAATTGTGTCAATATGATTATTTTTTAATGTAAAGTTGCCATATTTATATTTATTATATCCCAATCTATGGCAAGGTATAATTGCCAAATCGCCAAGCCGTACAGTTAGTTCATTAGCGCAGGTACAACCAATAAAACTGTCAGTTTCTGGTAATGCCCAAGGAGTATAACCGGCTAATTCGGCAGGATGAATTTTTTGTGGAATATAATTGCGAATATTCATTAGACGATTAGAAAACACTTCTACATTTTTTCCACATTCTTCTTCAAAATATTTATCAATTAAAAAATTAAGAAAGGATGTATAAGCGGTGATTTTTTCTTCTGTCCAATCATCATTTCTAACCTCTAACATCATTAAGGCTGAAATATTCATATCCCATTTGTTAAATTGTTTTTCCCACCATTTGTAATTTTCTATCCACTTTTCCACGCTAAAGGCGCTGACCATTGGATGAAAATAATAATTATTATGTTTAGCAAATAGAAATAATCTATCATAATAATCTTCTGTTTTGGCAATTCCATTATTTAATGGTCTCGTTTCAGATTCTAAAATAGCGCCATCTACTGAAATAGAAAATTGTAGAGGATATCCATATTTATCAAATAGATCAATATAGGTTTGAATTTTTTCTAGTTGAGATTCATCTAAGACAAAAGAACAATTAGAAGGAATCATAAATCTATCGATATTAATTCCCTTCTTTAAATATTCTAAAGTAATATCTAATACTTCCAAACCAAAATTGATATGCCAAATTTCACCAGAGAAAAAAGTACAAAGAGGGATATGATAATTATTATCATAAATCCAATCATATAATTTTCTTAAATTATCTAATATTAAACTTTTATCTCGAAATTCTTGCGGATATAAATCTTTATGTTTAATTAGATAGCAATATTCGCATTTTTGATTACAAGCGCTAGTAATAAAGATTTCTAGGTTAGCATCTGCTACCAATGAGAAATCATCATATTCTTTATCTGTCCAGGGGTCTAAGAATCTTAGCCCCAAGACAGTTTGTAAAAGAGCATCTTGCTCCTTTTGAAATATATTTTTAGTCTTTTCTAACATCATTAACTTTTAGTTCTCCTTCTCCTTGTATGTATTCCATCGCACCGTTAAGTAATAATTTATATAAACCTACGGGCGGTAGAGTGTAAGAACCAGTCTTATTGTAGTTGTCTTTAATACAATAAGAAGTATGACTTTGAATAAAAATCGCGGCCTTTAAAGCGTTAGTCTGATTAATATAGCATTCATCAATTTGTTTGGCAAGAGCTAATGCTACAATTAAACTAGCACTAGTTGCGACACGTGCTGTGGCATCATCGTGTTGATATAAAGACATTTTATAGTGATGTTCATAAAATCCTTCGTCATCGACGCATAAACTAATCGCTTGTTCATCTCTAAATTTATCGAAAGTAATCGTAGAATTAAGATTCTTATCTTGTGCCGCTAATTTTTGATATTCTTCTACAATTTGGGTAAAACCCTCATGGCAGGTAGAAACCATATTATCAGGTAATAAACCGATAACGCTATCTCCTGTGCCGCAAGTATGCCAACCATATTTGTAGGTTAAACAATTTTGGCAGATATTACTATAATAAGGTGTAATTATATTATAATAATTAAAATAATTACAAGTCTTATTCTCTTCTTCGATTTCGCGACAAAGCTTAACTAGTTTAGCAAAGATTTTTCCATCTTCTTTAGTAACAGGAGAAGGGACCGCAGTATTAGGAATTGTGGGAATGATATCAACATTAGATAAATTTAGTTGTTTGATAGGATTTATAAAATTATTTTCATAAAATTGAAAATACTCTATAATCTTATCTTTTTGACAAAGTTGTTTAATAGTGTCATTATCTAAAGTTCCCTTTAGGGTAATGGTTAGGTCTACATTTTTAGGTAGGCGGCCCGCCGCTAAAAGCGCTACTAATTTATTAAAATTAGCCAAGCATTTTTTAGTTACACCTGTTCCGCGGCCAGCATCGTTAATATATTCAGGGCCATCTACTGAAAGCTGTAGACAATATTTAAATAAGCGATTTGGATATTGTCCAAAACAGTCCATTAAACCAAAAAATTTTTCATTCCAATTTTCAAAAGAAAAATTGGTAGAAGAATAACCATTTTGTAAGTAAGGATAATAATCCAATAGAGTTTTTAAAACTGGATATAAACGCTCCATATGGAGAAAAGGTTCGCCGCCCCAAGTTTCAAAGTTAAGTAGCATATCTTTACGGGGGAAATAATCTTTTACTCGTCGAAAGTAATAATCTCCTTCAAAACTTTTGGCAAGAGCACTATCTATATCTTTTAATATTGGATTTTTATTAATACCACAATAACGGCATTTAAGATTACAGGTGCCGCAAGTATAAAAAACTACAGTAGAAAGATTTTTATAAAGATGTTCCATAATACTCCTTAGGCTTGATTAACTTTTGTAGAATGGACACAGGTAATATCAATTACAGTTGTGTTGCCTTTGCTGGCATGATTATTAGTGCCGCAACCATGCTCTCCGCAACTGCGGGTACTATGGCTCCACCATCCATTCGTTTTCTTACCACTAGAATACCATCCATCGGTATTACCTTCATTGTGCCAGTCTCCATGCGACTTTGTGCCACAAGATTTTTGTGTATTGCCCCACGTACCATTCCCTTTACTGCCGTGGCTTAAAGAACCACTGCCATGAACGCCACAAGTATTAGTAGCTACATTTCGACATTTTACTAAAGTAGCATTAGAAACTACGCCAAGAATAGCAGTAGGGTCAATAGCGCGAATATATTCATTTTTACTTACATCAGTTCCAATAGGGAACCATTCTGCCTTTGTGCCGAGATAAGTATCAGAACGAAATTGATTAATTTTTTCATGAAGGTTATTAATATCTGAAGGCTCAGCCTTTTTACCAGAAACAGGAATTGATAAAGCGGTAACATTTTCACTATAATTGGTAGCAAGATTATTAAATACTTCATACCAATTTAATAATTCAGAATATGAAATTTTTTCACCCTAAACAGCCATGGGAATCACTCCTTATACAAAGAAAGCGCCATATAGGCGCTTATATTTTTACTTAAACTAGACACAATTTAGTCGTATCAATTCTCTATTAGCAATACAAATAACTTGCTGGTTGTGTCTAAATATAATGGCTGGGGACCAGGGATTTGAACCCTGACTTACGCCTTCAGGGGGCTCACGGATTTAGAGTCCGCCGTGCTGCCATTACACCAATCCCCAATTTAATTATATAAAACTAGACGTTCTTTTTAGTCAAATGCCCTACCTACTGGGCGAACTGCAAAATTATTGGCTTGCAATGTTGGGATCGAACCAACGACACTTTGATTACTATCAAAATTTGCTGTAAACGTCTAAAAATGGTACCCAGAGTGGGATTTGAACCCACAGTGTATCAATGTACTCGATTTTGAGTCGAGCGCGTCTCGCCAATTCCGCCATCCGGGCATATGGTTGAGTTTTCCTCAACCTTATAAATATATTATATAATGATTTTTTATTTTTGTCAAATTTTTAATGTAAAAATAAATCAGCATAAACACACTTATTCTTACCAGGCAATCCCAAGCACCAGAACTGGCATTCGTGATTCGCAGGCGCCACATTACAAGGAATGCGAGGAATAAAATGCTTACACTCTTTAATTTGAATACCAAATTTAAAATGATATAATTCATCTAATTCAGTATATTCTACGTATTTATTAAATTCCTCTGGCAAATTACTGCAAAAATATCCATCCCAATATCGTAAATTGCCGCATCTACCACAGACGGATTCTTTCATAATAGTATCTAAATGTTCCATTTTTTCTCCATTTGGCGGTTGCGGTGGGATTTGAACCCACGCAGCGGCTATGAACCGCCCTAACTGATTTCGAGTCAGTCCCCTTATAACCGCTTGGGTACACAACCATAAAACGAGGCACAGTTATATTATAAATATGCTATTCATACCATAAAAGATTGCTGTATGCGCCTCAATCACAATTAAAGTATTTTAGACATTATATAATTTGTATAATACTTTTCCGGTAGACGGCCAAATCTATGCTGGAAATCACGATATTTCTTATGCATTTCACGAGAAACTTCTACCATCTTATTATAAGCTGCTTCCTGTTCCTTTTGACACTGTTTAAATAGAGCGGTAATGTCGTCCAAATCAGCAATAGCCATAGAGTAAGTCTTCTCTTCTTCCTCTTTTGCCTGGCGGAACTTTGCTTCTTCAACACTACATTCATCAGCAGTATCATATAGTTTGTTAGTTAATTCCGAATAGAACTTCATTTTATATTACTCTCCTTTTATTTATTACATATACATTATAATCCATTTTTTTAAAAAAGTCAATTTTTAGCCTGCTTCCTCTTCTTCCGCATTAATCTCTTCCTATAAGCCACGCGCGGAATCAAAGGTGCTCTTAATTTTTGCGAAGTTTTCCGCTCCTGCCTTAGCAACATAGCCGAGCCGCAAAGTTACTAAACCAGTAGTAAAAATGGTCAATAACTCAGGGCAAATCGCGGCAAAGGGTTGCCAAATACACGCTAAAGTTATAGAAGCAATTGCGAAAACAATATAATAAATTGTATCAAAAACTGCCATTTTTTTGGAAAACTCAGCATTTCCAAGGAGAATAGAAATTAATCCTTTACCCCTCTATGACTGCTGCGCCTTGGAGCGCTTTTGCTATAAGCCTTGCATCTGCCTCACTCCCGCATTTTATTTTAATATAATAGTCCTTAGAAGTATCACTTAACTCCTTAGTTAAGTATTCCTACATTACATAGCCAGTCTCGCCAGCATAAATAACTTTCCACCAATCTGCATTAGTTTCTTCAATAACATCAACCATACCTTGAGGTGGAATATACATAATACGCTCGGAAGACTTATTAGGCTCCTTGCGCATATTTAATTTTGTATCGGTAGATTTTACTTTTGCTTGATAAAGCACTTTAATCACATCCTAAGTTTCAGGCTAAATATTATTACTAAGTTCAATAGGAACACCATTAGAGGTATAAATACCTGTCATAATGGCATAATGTGTCCAAGATTTGTACTATTTATTATCAGTCGCTACCACACCAGTGGAATGTCCTTGGGCGTGATAGGCAATGCCATTATAATACCATCCAACATGTTCTTTTGTACCATTTTTGTCACGGAAAACACAACATAACTTATTAGTAGGAATATCCTTAAAATCGCCTTTCTCTTGCCAAATATCACTTTTCCACTGACTTGTTGCGCCACTTTTCACAGGTGGCAGGCCCGCGGCGTTTGCGCCCCAACGAATAAATTGAGCACAGTCATAAGCATATTTATGAGTATTGCGCTCTTTGTCATACCATTTACAGTTGGAACAGGCAGAGCCCTTGCCACTTAAGACATAACAATATTTTTTAATATTCGCGGCAAAGCTTGGATATTGTGCCATGCGTTCCTTACGATAAGAAACGGTACATTTCTTTTGAGTTGCACCATAAATATAAGGATTTCCTACTCTTTCTTTACACCAATTTAAAATAAATTGTTCGATTGTCATTACTTTAGATTCATCTCCTCGCACATATGTGCCGGGAAAATAGAAGCTTAAAATTTCATTATAAGTTTGACCCGCGGCCGCACGATTCTTTGCTCCTAATTGGCTCATGCCCACACCATGGCCATTACCGCTACCACTATCATAGGGGTCATCCTAACTAATTAGATAAGGATAGTCTCCGCCCCAACGCTCCTTTGAAGAAGTAGTGCGGCCGCCATTAGAAGAACTATAATAGCAGTGAGCAATTTTATTATTATAATATAATATTTCTCCCGCTGTCTTTTTAATTCCTTCATAAGCATTGGGATAGCCAGTTAAACGAGAAGTCCGAAATGCCTAATCTTTTGCGGACTCATCAGTAATATAGCCTTTGGAATTAATTTTAATTACCGCATAGGTGCGAGCGCATACAGCCTAGGCCGCGCACGCTTCAATATGAGCATTACCAATTTCGCTTGGAACTACACCTTTTAAATATTCCTCAATATCAAGTTCAATTTCAGAAGAGCCATAATAATTGATATTCTCTTCTCTAGATAGTTTAATCTTTATTACCATTGGTTAAATACTCAATAATTTTTTTGCCTTCAACACTATTTAAGTTGAAGCTATTGGTTTGAGGAATATTACACCAATATTGCGTTAAATGTAGTGCTTTTAGGGTTTGGTCTTCAAAGTAGCCATGTAATGGCACTTCCTCGTGCGCTCTATGTAATAAAGCCTATAATTGCCTTACGTCGTGGCCAAATACATCTTTTGATAATACACGTTCACCTAAAGTCCAAGTGCTACTATCAACATAATCTTCTGGCGGGAAGCTAAAAAATCTTATAGGCGCGCCCCAACCATCCCAATCATCCTTACAATAAACATGGGAAGATACACGACCATTATTATCAATTTCATAAAAAGACATATAATTAGTTTGAAGTGGCTCGGAAATAATATAGCCACTATGATAGATTAGTCCATATTTTCTTGTGCCATTTGGATTATCTTTATAAATAATAATACCAGGAATATTAGGGCAATTCTTCATAGTGGGACTCCAATTTAAATCGCACCAATCGTTAAAATAGTCGCCCGCAACTGGCATAATAGTCTTATGCTTACTTAAAGAGCAATAATAGTTATTAATAACATCAAAAATACTCTTTTGTTTATTATGGTTGCGATTAGCATATAATTCTCCAATATATTTCAGTAAATCAGCCACAGGGGCTTGACGGATTTTCATTATTTTCACCACCTTTTCACTTTATAAGTAAAGTTCCGGCGCATCTTAGTAAAACAATTTTTCTTCAAATAAAAAAAGAAGGAAGAGAATTATACCTCTTCCTCCTTTTTATCCGTATCGTGATGCGGCATAAGATAACAAGTAATTGCAACCACACCATTAATAATTGTTAAAATATTATCTGTAATAGTAATATTCGCATCTTTTAAAGCTTCATAGATATAATTAGCGGCGTGGTCTGGTCGTTTATCTTTATCAATTTCCCCCTTTAACCATAAATCTTCTGCATTGCCAGCGGCTTTGATTGCAGAAGAGATAACTACAATTAAAGTATTTAATACAGTTTCATTAGGAAACAGGCCGCCTACTGCCTTAAGAACTTCCAGTAATGCCATTAAGATGGGAGTAATGAGTTTACTATAAGATAAATAGTCTTTTTTGAAGTAATAAGCCAATCCAATACCAGTAAGTAATAAAAGGCTAATTACAAGAAAGATAATATTAGATAGTTCCATAAAATCACCTTATAAAATAATTGAAGGATTACAAACTGTTTCAATTCCTCGTTCTCTTAATAATTCAATGGCGCACATTTCATCTGAATCAGCTGGCTCACGGTTATAGACTACTTTAGATAGCTTTGCCGCGATTATCAGACTAACAGAAGTTAGCCCTGGACATCCGGTAACGAATAAAATGCCACCCTCGACTTCACTTTGCCTACTTGCTAAGAACGCTTTTAAAATTGCATTGCACTGTACTGTAAGCTGTCCCTCATAAATATATTCTATTTCTTGGCTTACAATAAAATCGTCCTTAACAATTACTGCATGATTAATCACTTTTATCACCTCTTTACGATTTAATTATAAAGTGAAAAAATTAAAAAAACAACTTTTCAATTTGTAATAAAATTGTTATTTTTTTAAAAATTTTGTAAAGATTTTTATAAGTGAAAGTTAATAATTTTCAGTATTAAAAATCCAAATAGCCCTCCAACTTTTTCACTTATTGTATGAAAGGGGTGATAGAAATGTATGGACAAAACAACAATCCATATGGAAATCAAAATTATTTCGGAGCGTTAACGCCTCCACTCTAGCCTTCTGGTATGGTTTATTAGGTTCAAAATAGTATGGAAGTTAATGCTATTCCTGTTGCCGCAGGAATTGTGGCGGCCATTAATATGCAAGAAAATTTACTATACTTAAAATCTGCTAATAATGGTACTGCTACATATAAACTAACTCCATATGTAGAGCCTGTAAAAACCAATGACAGCAATAATAACTTAGAACAACGTTTATCCTCAATGGAACAACAACTAAGTTCTTTAATCGCGGCATTAAATAAAAATGACACACGAGCCGCGAAAGAACAATCCCCTCAATAGCCCATTCCATGGGATGCTTAATGATAATTCCGCGAACCTAGGCGCGTAATTATAAATCAACAAAATCTTATTTTTAAGGAGGTTTTCTCTATGATGTTTACTGAAGGAAACGGTTTAGATCTTGCTACTTTTATTAACAGCGCCTGTCGTGGAGGCGGCGGTTTCGGCGGCGATGAAGGCTGGGGCGGAGGCAACGGCTTCCTCTGGCTACTTCTATTCCTAATGATGGGCGGCCGCTGGGGCAATGGCTGGGGCGGCAACGGTGATGGTGGTGCTGGTCCCCAGGCAGTCGAAAAAGCTGTCGTTGAAGCTCGCGCTGCTGGCCTATCTGACCAGGTGGTTCTTGATGCCATTCATGGCAATGATGCCGCTCTAGCGCAGATTGCTTCTACTCTAAATTGCGGTATTGGTGACCTACGCAATGCTATTTGCAGTATTGACAAGTCTATTCTACAACTAAGCAGCCAGTTAGGTATGAGCGGACAGCAAATTATCAATGCTATCCAGTCTGGTAATTGCGCACTCACTAGCCAGTTAGCGAACTGCTGCTGCGAAATGAAACAAT